AATCGGGTGCGGCGGTAGTCCTCCAGCTCACGCCGGTGGTACCCTCTGCACTTGCGGTCGAACTCCGAAAGCGTAAGCTCCCAGAATTCGACTGGGTGCAGCGCTAATTCGCCGAGGGCAAAGTCGAGGTGCTGGTCCCACTCGTTTCGGGCGCTGAGGGCTTGGGAGCCTGAGCTATCAGCGCCTTCAGCAAAGGGTTGTCCTGCACTTTGATGGCGGCCCAGATGGCGGCGGCAATGTCGTCGCCTTGCTCCTGGTTCAGGCGCTCCATGAGGTCGAGCGCGTCGGGCAACTCGAAGGCGGCGGGCGTTACCGTGCCGGGCACGTAGAGGCGCACGGCCGAGGTCAGTAACTGGCCGATGGTGCCCAGTAAGTCGTCGGCCATGTCCTGCCCGATTTCAGCCAGCGAGCGGCCAGTGCGGGTGGTGTAGTCGTGCAGCACCTTCAGGCTGAAGCGTACCGGAAACGGCTTTTCGCCCTCCACGATGGGCAGCAGCACTTCGCCGCGGGCGGGATTGGGAGTGGTGCCGACAGGCGGCGTAATGGTTTCAACTTTCATGGGCAGAAAAAGAGGGAGAATAGAAATTGCTTTCGCCCAAAAAGCCCGCCACGGAAGCCGGGCGGGTTTTGTGGACATGGACAGCAGAAAATCTTAAACAACCACCACCGACTTGGTGAGCGGCCCAGTGCCGGTCATGGCTACGGCGGCCTTCACGGTGTCCTTGTTGGCGCCACTGAAGCCGTTTTTGTTAATCCAGACGAGGCCCGAGTAGACTGGTGAGCCGGCCACCTTGCCGAGTTGGTACTGAATTTTGAGCTTGCGGCCCGCCAATTGGTAATCCACTAGGTCGGCGGCCGAGACGTTAGTAGTGGCGTCGGCGCCGGTGATGTTGCGCACGCTCATTTCGGTGCCGGCGGTCCAGCTGATTTGGCCGGGCTCGGAGCTGGCAAAATTGCCGTCCGCGCCGTCCACATCCTGGCAATCAGTTGGCAGCGCCTCGGTCGTGATGTCGAGGCTGATGCTGTTGGCACACAGCACTCGTACGAAGTCATTGCTGCCGTCCTCTTTCTCGACGTAGAGACCGACTTTGTAGCCGGTAATTGTTTCTTTAGCCATTGTATTTGCAGAAAAAAGGTGAGAGGTTAGGGGGTGAGGCCGGTGAGCAGGTAGTCCTGGGTGCGGAAGTAGCAGGTGGTGGGGTCGCTGGCCTGGTCGCGGTTGCCGTCGAAGCTGATGAGCACCTGCCCCACCTCCGTATTAGCCAGGGCCTGGCGGGTAGCGGCGGAAATGGCCCACACCTCCATGTACTCCTTGGCGAAAATGGAGAGCTGCACCCGGGCGTCGTCTTCGAGCACGCAGCCCATCGTTTCGTTCGGGTTCTGGCTGATAACCTGATAAGTGATGTATGGGAACGGGGCAGTCTGCGGGGCTAGAATGGGGTAAATGCGCGTGCCGAGCAAGGCCACCACGTCGGGGGCCTGGCTGAGCAGGGAGAAGATGAGCGCGCCGGGTTCCACTTACTTATACACTGATTTAAAGCCTGATTCAATAATTTCTTTGCACTGGTCCTCCACGCTCTGCACCATCTGCCCGCTCGTGGCATCGAACGCCGGCCGCAGGAAGGGCTGCGGCGCGATGCCCGGGTGGTTGACCTCGTGGGCGTAGGTGCCGGCGAAGTGCAGCAGCCCGTCGGCGGCCTTGGCGGCGATGCGGTGGGGCGCCGCGCCGTACTCCAGAATGTGGGCCACGTAGCCCTTGTACTGCCCGCCCCGCCGAGGACCCACCGTGATGCTGTTGGCCTTGCGGTTGGCGATGATGCCGAGGCTTTTGGTGGTGTCGCCCGTTACGTCAGCATTGCTGCTGAGCTCCTTGGCCTTTTTGAGGTAGGGCTGGGCGGCTTTGCGCAGAATCTTATTGACTACCTGGTCGCCGAAGCGGCCCGGCAGGCCGGCCAGCACGTCATTTAGGGCGTCGAAGCCTTCGAGTTGAAAACCGCTAGCCATGGGAGTAGCAAGTGAGGGTAGTGCCGCGGCGCCGGCCGATTTCGCCGATGTCGGTAATTTGGAAGGTGCGGCCCTCGTAGGCCAGCTGCCAGGTGGGCCGCACATCGTCCCGGTAGCGAATCGTGAAGGTGATGCGCTGGGTGGCCGTAAGCTGGTCGGCCGCTACGGCTTCGCTGCCGGGGTTGTACTTCACGCCCGCCGCCACGGTGGCCACGTCGGTGAAGCTGACCGGCGCCGGCTGGCCAGAGGCGTCCTGCGCCACGGGGGCCGGGGCTTGCAAGGTCACTTTGCGGTCGAGCTGGCCGATGTTCATAGCGTCGGCTCCCGTAAAAGATTCATCAGCATCTGCGCCGTTTGCGGTACTTCCGTCACATTCAGGCCCACCACTACCGTTTGGCGATTCTCGTAGAGATGCCCCACCGTCAGCAAGATGTACTGGTCGGCCATGGCCTGCTCGTTGGGACTCAGCACCACCGGGCTCACGTAGCTGACAAACACGAGCGTGGGCGGCGCCGAAGTCGGGTCGCTGGCCTTGGCAAGCACCGGCTCGCCCACCTCGGGCCAGCGGCGCTTGCTCAGGGTCAGAAACGTGCCGGTAGCCGCCGCCAGGTACGCAGTCAGCAGCGCGTCCTCGCTGGGGTCATCGAGGGCGAGCTTGAGGTGCGTCTTTACGAGGTCGAGGGTAAGCATCTTTATTCCTGAGTAGGGGCTAGCTCCGCAAACCCGCCGGCCAGCAGCAACTTGGCGTGCTCGCCAGTCAGGCTAGCCGCGTCGCCGGGCCAGTAGGCATAGCCAGGATGTGAGCGCTTGAATACAAGGCTTTGCGTTTCAGCAATCTCGACCGCGTGGGTTGCCGCGGGTTGGACGGCGGGTGCCTCGGTTTTTTTCTTAGCCATAACGGGAGCATGAGAGGTGAAACAGTACCCGGCCAGCCTTGGCCGGCCGGGCAGTTGGTGTTACACGTTGGCCGCAGCCTGCGCAATCGTGGCGTTGGGTACAGCGTCGAGCATGGCCGCAAACGACTTTTGACGGCGCAGCATGACATCCCAGAACGTGTTGATAATAAGGCGCACCTCACCTTTCAGGGCTAGCGTAATGTCGTCGCGGGTGATGTCCATACCACCCCACTGGCCGATGAACAGGTCCGACCAATTGCCGAACACAATAGCCGAGGCGTTCGCAGACGAGCCCTTGGTGGCGTCCTTCACAAGGTTGGAGGCCACAAACGGGAAGCCGTTCAACTCTGTGTTGGAGCTCAGCACCATCAGCGGGTTGCCCTGGGCAACGGGCTGCGTTTTGAGCGTGCCCTTGATTTTGTTGCTCAACAGGTACTTGAGGTTGCCCGTAGAGGCGTTGGCCACGTCAACCATTGCCTCGAGCGCTACGAGTGTAGCCAGGTCGGGAATAGCGCCGTTGGTGCCGCCCACAAACTTGCTGATGCCCGCGTTATTGAGCAGGCCCAGCGGCTCGTTATCCTGGCCATCACCGTAGATGGCGGCCACGTCTACGGCGCGGGTTACCGAGTTGACAATCTCGTTGCGCACGAACGCCTCGATGTCGATGCTCGACTGAATAATGAGCTGCTTCGACAGGTCCACGTAAGTACCGAGGCGGTGCGGGGCCATCTTCTGGCTGCCGAACTTGATGTTCGATTTATCGAGCACCTCAATCTCGCCTTTCCAGGTCGATACCGCGCCTTGGGTGTGCATCGGGAAGATGATATCCCCTTTGAGGCCAGTAAGTACCGTGGCACCGAGGGCGTTGGTCACCAATTGGTCGCGCAGCAACTCAATCATCCCGCGGCGCTCATCTACTACGAGCACGCGGCCATCGGCCGGCTGGTCGCCCTGGGTTACGGTGTTATCACGGCGCTCACGACCCTGCATCACGCGCATGGGCACGCCCACACCGTGAATGTCCTGGCCGAGGTCACGGGCTTCACGCACGGCCTCTTGGTGCATTTCCTTTTCCAGGCCGGTCAGCTTGTCGGGGTCGCCGGCGGCGCGGATGGCCTTGAGAAACGAATAGGAGCCAGTAGCGCGCTCTTCTTCGCTCTGGGATTTGTTCAGGGCGGGGGTACGGCCAGCCTGCTCGGCTGCCGCGGCCTCGGCGCGCACGGCACGCGTAATCTCGGGATTCAGCGCATCGGCTTCGTCCATCAAGCCGTCGAACTGCGTCGCCTCTTCGGGCGTCAGTTGGCGGCCACCTGCCTTCGCCGCTTCCGTCAGTGCGCGGGCGGCGGTGAGTTTTGCATCGCGCTCTTCGCGGAGCTGCTTGGCGTTTTTCATTAGGTTGCAGAAAAAAGGTGAGAGTTAAGGTTGAGTAGCAGAGGCCAAACGCAGACGCACGTTGCGGTGCAGGTCAGCCAGCAGGGGTATTTCGCCAGCTGGCACTTCGTCGGCTCCAATGCCTGTTCCTTCCGGCTCGTAGGCGCGGCCGTTGGCCTTGTCGAGCTGGCGCAACACCTCGGCCACGGTCAGGCTTTCGATGTCCGCGAAGCTGAGGCTAGGAATGGCCCGCTTGACAAACATTAGCGCGTGTGACGCCTGGTCACGGAGGGCGCGTTTGGTCGCATCGGGATTGGAAGGGATGTTGACGATGCTGAACTCGAGCAGTTCTTGAGCAGCGAAGTAATAAGTTTCTTCAGGGCCGTTGCGGGCTTCTTTCCCAGTGCCATAAGCGCCTTTTCCAATCTCCGCGAAGCCCACGGAGGTGGCCCGCAAGGAGCCGAACAGCACCTTGCGAAAGATTTTTTCAGCCAGCGGGTTGATATCGGCCGGCTCAAACGTGACCTCCCCAATGAGTTGGTCACCTTCCAAAAAGGCGCGGCCTTTGCCAATCACATCATCCGGATTCGGCCCCGCGCACATCCCATCGCCATACACGTTGTGCTGGTAGCCGACAATGCCGTTGCGATTGAAGTTGTCGAGTTGCCAGTTGGCGGGGTTCAACACGGTGCGGTGGCGGTCGCGGGTGCTGTTGCTAATCACAAACTGCACGGTGCGCGTCTCTTCCACATTCGCTGGCAGCGCCCGCAGCTCGCCTATTTGGTGGGTGTTGTGAGATTCTTCCTTATGCTTGCTCATCGGGCGGGGTGCCGGCGGGCGGCGTCGAAGTAGTAGGTTTGGCTAGTAGGGAGTTGGCCAGGGTTTGACGATTCACCTGCACATAGCGCACGTCGCCTTCGTCGCCAATCCCATTGAGTTCTTCCAGGCTGCGCACCTCATTGATGCTCATCACCCCGATATCGGTCATCTTGCCGTAGTAGGTGGCGCGGGCGGTGGCATCGGCACGTAGCAGGGCAGCCAGGTTGTGGCGGAAGTAGTAGGTATCGACCTCGCTCACGCGCAGAAGCTTCAGGCGGTATTCCTGCTCGAAGTTGACTACCCAGGGTTGTAGGCAGTTTTGCACGTAGTCGATGCCCTGCTGCTCGATGTTGTTGTTCGTGGAGCGCTCCAGGTCGCCCATTTTGTGGGCAGGAACGCGGAAGATGCTGGCGATTTCGCGGGCCGTGAACTTGCGCGTGTCGAGGAATTGCGCGTCGGCTGGGGGCAGCGAAATGGCCTTGAATTTCAACCCCTGCTCCAGCACCATCACCTTGCCAGCATTATCGGCGCCGCCGTAGATGCTGCTGAAGTTGGCCCGTAGGTTGGCGGCTGTCTCGGGCTTGAGCTGGCTATCGGTTTCGAGCGTACCGCTAATTTTCGCCCCGTTGCTGTAGAAGCCCGCCCCAACGCGCTGGGCAGCCAGGCCGGTGCCGATATTTTCGTAGTGGGCACTCAATACCGAGACGCCCATCACCCCATCCGTATCGAGGCAGAGGCCTCGGAGATGAATTACCTCGTAATCCTGGTAGATAGTCGGGTCGCCCCAGAAGCGGTAGTAGAGTTTGTTGCCGCTACGTAGCACCTCAGTCTGGCGCGGGTGCTTGTAATAAAAGGCATCGGGCCGGTAGCGGGGGCCAAAGTCGATTTTTGCGTAGGCGTTGCCGTGCAGAAGTACGGTGGCAATCATGGCCATGCGGTGGGGCATGGCATTTTGCAGGGGCGAGGCTTGCAGATTAAGTAGGCGGTCGGCGGGGTGGCCCACTACCTTGCTGCTGCCCGTATCCGTTTCCTGGTAGATTTTGCAGGGCAAAGCCGCGATGTCTTGGCTGATGGCCAGCACGCACGCCCACACGGCCGCAAAGCCTAGGGCGTTCTTTTCCGTGACGGGCACGCCGCCTACCGTGGCGCCACTACCAAGCCCTAAAAGAGCTAGTAGCCGGCTGTTGCTTTCTTCCGTGCTGACTTCAGCCGACGCGCTGCGCCCCTCGCGCTCGGCCGTAATGGCTGCGCGCAGCGGGGTGCTGGTGTCGCGGGCAGAAGCGGAGTTCCAAAAGTCGAAGCGCACGGCTGGGAGATTGATGTTGCATCAAAGCTCCGAAGTGCCCTAGCCGGTCTTACTATATGGGCGGGGGAAAGCGGGGGAAAGCTAAAGTACTAATAAGTCTCGGCCGTCTTCGTAGATGTAGCCTGACTCCGCAGGTCCACTCATGTACCCACCTAGGGCTTCAGCCAGGGCCACCATGCCGTCAACCTTTTCCTTGCTCTTACCCTTGTCGATTTTGATGTTGCCGGCCGGGTCGCGCTTGAGTTCGACGTTGCCGCACATCCAAGCCAGGACAGGGTTGCCGTAGTGGTGAATCTTGCCCTCAAGCACAAGTTTTTCGAGTTCTTTGGTAGGGGCCGACATACTCACAAATCCCTGCCCGAACGGCTGCATGGGCACGCCCTCTTCGGTCAAGTCGATAACTAATTGCGAGGCGTTAAAGCGGTCGTACTCTATCATCTGCACCTGGTAGAGCTCGCAGAAGTCGAGTGCCTGGGCCTTGATAAAGTTATAATCAGTTACGTTGCCCGGTGTAGTGAGCAAATAGCCTTCTTCGACCCATTGCCGGTATGGGACGCCGTCTTTTTTGGTGCGTTCTTCGACCGAATCTTCCGGCACCCAGAAAAACGGCAGCACGTCGAATGCCCCGCCGTCCTTGGGAAACACAAATACAAGGGCTGTGATGTCGCGCACGCTGGCCAGGTCAAGCCCACCCCAGCACCGGCGGCCAGCCAGCTCTGTTATCGCAGTGCCCTGGGCGCCCTGCATCCACAGCTCATGCGGCAGCCACACAGCTGAGGCATCGGTCCATAGGTTCAGGTGCTTGGTTTTGAAGTTGACCTGAAGGCTAGGGGTGCGCTCAGCGGCGCGGAACTGCTCCCGCAAGTAGTCGAGGCCAACTGACACCCCCAGGTTTGGGTTGGCCTTCTGCCAGGTTGTTTCGTCGCTCCACTCATCCCCCTCATCGAGCGAGAAGATGATGGTGAAATAGGCATCATCTTGGTAAAGCCCTTCGAGCAAGCCTACGCAGGCCTTGCGCAGCTGGGCACACGGCCCTAGCCGGTTGAAACCAGCAGTGGTGATGATACTGAGCAGGGGCTGGGCGCGGGCGCCGGTGGCAGATTTTAGCACCCCGTACAGCTCGTCGGTGGGGTGGGCGTGGTACTCGTCAATGATGATGCCGTGCGGGTTTAGGCCGTCCTCGGTTTTAGCATCCGAGCTCATCGGCTTCATCTTGGAAGCCGTAGCCAGCGAGAAGATGCTGTGCTGCTGCACCGTGATTTTGCCCGCCAGCGCCCGGCTGGCCGTGGCCATGTTGCGGGCGTCATCGAACACGATGCGTGCCTGCTCTTTTTTCGTGGCGGCGCAGTACACTTCGGCACCCGGCTCGAAGTCGGCGCTCAACAGCTTCAGGCCCACGCCCGAGCTAAGCGTGCTCTTGCCATTCTTGCGGGCTACCTCGGTGTAGCTCTCCCGAAACCGGCGGGTGCCATCGGCCCGCTTCCACCCGAACAGACTGGCGATGATAAACTGCTGCCAGGGCTCCAAGGTGAGCGGCTGGCCAGCCCATTTGCCTTTGTTATGGGCCAGAAACGAGAAAAACCGCACGGAGGCGGCGGCTACTTTCTCGTCAAAATACAGCCCGCGTTCGTGGCCTTCCTCCAAGTCGCGTATATGCCGCTCGCAGGCTAGCCACGCGTAGCGGCCGACGCGCACCGGCAAGGCGCGCAGTTGGGCCCGTAACGGCTCGGCTTTGCGCTCAAGCGCTGCACATTGCGCCTCGTTATCCGGCTCCTTTTTGAGTTGCCGGATTTTGAGCGCAATGGGGCGTAGCTTCTCCTGCACCGTAGCTTCGGCGCGGCCAGCAGCCACGGCATCGTGGGCGTATTGGTGCCAAGCAGGCAGCATAAGGCTATCTTAAATCGTTTAGCATTTCCTCAAACGGGTCCTTCCCGTCGTTATCTCCCAGGGCCGATACCTTGCTACGGCTGGCTGGCGTCAAGCCGAACTGCGTCAGCATGGCCAGCGCCCGGCGCATGGCATCGGCAGCCTGGGCAACCTCCGGATTCGGCCGGCGCATGGTGTCGCCGGTCATGGTGGTGGTTTCGTAAACTAACCCTTGCAAGTGAACGGCCTGCCGAGCTTCAGCCCACTCAGCCAGCGTCTCGGTGAGCAGCTGCATTGCGGGGCCATCGGCCGCGGTAGCGACCTTCATCGACAACAGCACCGCGCCGATTTCGTGCCAGTAGCGCATCGCCCGCTCGCTCAGCCAATCCGGCGGCGTTGGCAAATATACTTCGGGCTTGGGCTCGTTAGGGTTGGCGCGGGAGGGCTGTAAAGTGCCGCCAAGCTCCTTTTGCACAGTTGGTTTAGGTGGTCGGCCGCCGGGCATGGTTGTTTTGATTGTTAAATATAGGGCTCGCCCAACTTTGGGGGCCGAGTTTTGCACGCATGTGTTTGTGAGGTTGGGCTACGGTCTAGTCATGATGACAGGGGAGGATTTTGACCCCCTACCCCCTATGGGGCATTTGCGGCACCTCTGCGGGCATCAGCACCTCGACTTGGCGCACTACCATCAGGATAGGGTCGCCAGTCTTCTGGCAGGTGCCCCAGTGGGTAGCATCAGCAGGCGGGTAAGCGAAGGGCACGAACTCAACGCCTAGGTGGTCGCCACCACAGCGTGCGCAGTGAGTGACCGAGGTAGTGAAGCGCTTCATTGTTGGGTGGGCTGTATGGTTCGTTCTGATGCACTCTTGGCCTGGTGGCAGGGGCGGCATAGGCTCTGGTAGTTGGCACTGTCCCAGAAGTCGCCACCGAGGCGCACAGGCGTGAGGTGGTCGCACACCGTAGCGCCCGTGGTGCGGCCCTGCCTGATGCACTCGGCACACAGCGGGGCGCGGGCCAGCTGGGCTGCCCGGGCTGCCTGCCAGCGAGCCGTGCCGTACTCAGCCGAGCGGGCCGCGTGCTGCACGTACACTCGCTTCCGGGGCTCAGGCTGCCAGGGGCGGCGCTTGGTTGGGGGCAAAGAAGGCATCGGGCAACAGGGGATAGAAGCCGGCGTATTCGGGGTCGATGGGCACGAGCTGAAGCCGCACCTTCTGGCCGGGGGCAATGAGGCCGGGGGGCAGCTTGACGTACTCGATGCGGGGGCGGCTGTGCTTGTAGATGCTCACCTTGTGGCGGCACTTAGGCCGTAGGTCCAGGTGCCAGTAGGGGTCGGTGGGGGAGGTAGGTGGCAACACGTTGGCGCGCTGGCCATCACGCAGGCCCAGGCGCTCCATCAGGTCGCGGCTGAGGTAGACGCGGCCTTTGGCGTTGATGGAGAGCGTGGGCAGCAGCTTGATGGGCGGGGGCGCAACGGCGTCGAAGGCGGGGAGAGTAGGCAGCATTTTGCAGAGGTAACGTGCGTGCGTAAGTTACGAAAGGAATTTGATAATTTAAATAATTATAGGTACTGTTTCTAACGATAAAGTAGGGGTAGATGATGCGAGCAGGTTAGCCGGGGGTGTAGACTAGTGCGGGATGCTATTCGTGATAAAGCGGCTGGTATCGGTGGGGCGGTGTCCATGCTTGCGGGCCACCGCTGCTAGCTCAATGGCGCAGGCCTCGGAGCAGGCCCAGGCCACAAAGCGGATGCCGCGGCCATCGGTGGGCTCGACCACACCGTAGCCCGCATCGCGGTGAGGCGGGGCGGGCTGGGGTTGGGCAGTACTGTCGGGTATATTCGTGGCCATGAAAAAATTCTTATTCTTGGGAGCCTGCCTACTGGCATTGGCTTCGCAGCCGGTAAAGGCACAGGCGACTAGGCCGAATGTGGTAATAGTGCAGTTGTACTACACAGGACTGGGCACCCAGCACATTGCCATCACGCGGGGCGAAGGCCAGACAGAAGATATTGAACTTAAAGGCGCGTCTCCTAATGGCAGCGACCATAAGGCGGCAGAGGCTTATCAGCGTGTAGTAGAGAAACTTGTCTCGGAAGGATACACGCTGAAGAGTACCTTCAGCGTAGGGACGAGTCTCAACGTGACACTACTATTTGAGCAAAGGCGGTAATAGGGTGTCGTCTTTGGCGGCGGTGCGCATGATTATTATCTTCTTGTACTTAGGCTAGTCACGGCTCAGTATCTCGGCGTGGGCATGGAGCACCCGCACCATCTCGGGGCGTGATAGCCGGAAGCATTTGCGGCGGTGAACAATCTGGGGGGCATTGATTTGCGGGGCTAATCGTTCCTTATCTAGCAGGCTACGCAACTCGGGCAGGTCAAGCAGCAGGTCGAGCCCGGTGCGAGCAAATGGGCCTAGTGGTCGGCGGGGGCTAGGGCGGATGGTGCCGCCGTACAGGTTGATAACGTCCGTTAGTTCAGCCTCAGTAAGCCTGTATATCTGGCAGATGTATGCGCGGGTAGCTGCGGGGTACTCGTAGCCAGGAAGCTCCTCCAGCAACCGTAGAAGCGCTGGGCGGTCAAGCAGCAAGTCCCAAGTTTTGGTTTTTAGCGACATGGGCAGGACGGCGGCCAAGGCGGTAGGGCTGGCCGGATAAGTGTTGGTGGCAGGAGTAGATGAGGCGGGCGGCGGCGTCGCATTCAGCATCCACGGCCACGCGCTGGGCGTAAGGCAATCCGCAGTAGTCGCGCACCGTGTAGGGACTGGTGCGGTACTGCTTGCTGGGCTTGCCGCCCTCGTCGGTGAGTACGAGGGCGGCATCTAGTGCTTCATTCATGGCCCGAGTAGATGAGGCTTAAAAAGGCAACTCCTGTGCTGGCTCAGGGCCAATCAATTCGAGGATTTCGGTCATGCTACCCCGCTCGGCTACCAATTGCCGCAGGCGAGCCATATCCTCGTTAAAGCCCACGGTAAATAGGCAGTCCGCTATTACTTCATTTGATTCACGCAGCGAGTAGCGCGTGATTTCCTCGTCTGTCATGGGGCGGTATTCGCCCTCGTCAGAATCGCGGGTCATCAGTTGCAGGTCGCTCTGTTGGGCGTAGACTTTTAGGGTCGCTTTCGAGGCTAGCAGTGAGCCTACTGCGTCGAGCAACCCAGGGCTTAAATCCAGCCCTAACCCGTGCGGGGTGTAGTCTGCGGCCAAGTAGTAGCCCATCTCTCGATAGGCGTCGTAGGGGCGCGGCTCATCAAGGGGCGGGTTATCTTCCCCGTCGAAAGTCGGGTCGTACTCTGCTGGGCAGGTGCCCGCAATACCGTGCAGGCAGTCGGCGCGCATCAAGCCCAGCGCCCAACCGATGTCGTGGCTTTCTTTTGCTACTAGCATGGCCAGCGCCATACCGAGCTGCCAATACAGCAGCTTCTCGGCAGGCACGTTTTTGTAAAGCAGCATGTGGGCGGTTTGCTGGGCTTGGAAATCAAAATGAGCCGCCAGCTTTTCTAGTCCTTGAAGTTTTGACATGGTGAGGAAATGTGAAGTGGCTGAGTATTAAGAAGGCCAGGCGTTCAGCGCCTCAGTGGTTTGTAGGGCTGAGGGTATCCAGCCGTTGCCCGGTGCCACCTGTAGCGGACGCCCCAGCGGCGGAAGTGGTGGGGCGGGCGGCGGGGCCGTGGCCAGGGCTTGGCGCAGGTTGCGCAGCAGGACGGGGCCGGTTTCGGCGGCCACGGCCAACACGAAGCGGTCGGGGGTACCGGCGGGCTGGTTGTGCCACACACTTACCTCCACCCACTTGCTGGGGTACTTGAGGTACTTGGGGGCCGGTGGCGCGTCGCGGGCGCACCACGCCACGGTACAGTAGTAGGCCGGGTGGTGGTCGAAAGCGGCCTGGGTGCA